TCAGACAATTAAAGTAACAAAAGGTAATACTTAACACGGGACAGTCGAGTCCCTATCCATCTGCGGGTATCCATTCCGCAAGTAACTAAAGGTAACAAAAATGATTAAATCTGTATTCGCAGCCTCTGCTGCTCTTTTCGCTTCTGCTGGCGCTGCCCTTGCAGGTCCCTACGTCAATGTCGAGACCAATGCTGGTTGGACTGGATCTGAGTACAATGGTGCTGGAACAGACCTGCACGTAGGGTACGAAGGCGCATTCAGCGACACTGGTTCTTACTACGTCCAGGGTGGTGCTACTGTACTGACTCCTGACGGTGGCGACAGCGACACTGTTCCTTCTGGTAAGGCAGGTCTGGGTCTTGGTTTGACCGACAACCTGGGTGCATACGGTGAGGTATCCTTTGTGGGTTCAGGCGACAAAGATCTTGACCGTGGTTACGGAGCAAAGTTGGGCGTCAAGTACAACTTCTGATTGTTCATATAGACAAGTAAATATCTAGATGTTATACTGGGGGTGCGACGGCATCCCCTTTTTTTTATATATGGATTATACCCCACCTGCACTTTGTATTAGAAGTATTGTACCTACCGAAACTGCAGGTAGAGTGCTTCTGGATATGCCATCTCTATGGAGAGATAGTGATCCTATAAACCCCGTAGAGGTTGATAAAAAAATAGTTGAGTCTATTATGAGTGAACCTTATAGTGTACCTATGTGTCCACCAGGATGGCCCAACCCTCCTCTTATTGAGACGGAATGAAAAAATACTTTATAAACTTTATAACGAATCCAGGGACACTGACCTCTCTTCTGATGTTGGGAATGATAGCACTGATAGGGACACTGCATAACCATGCTCACTACACAATGAATATGGATGCAGATGCTTATGTGAGGCAGTGGTGTAGAGCATCAGCAGAAAACAAAAAGACTTGTATTAGTTATGGTGGAGACATGGATTACTAATGAAAAAGAAAATCAAAAAGTCGGAACAAAAAATTGCAGACTGTGATAACATCTATGATATGATTGAGATGCTACAGTCTCGTATTGAGGAAATAGAAAATGAACATAGACAATTAATTCGTAAGATGGGTGAACTAAATAGTCGCGTAGACAACTTTTCTACAAATGAAAATTAATCTTTGGTACTCTAAAAGTATGAGTCAATGGAGATGGACTCTTTGTGAAGAATTTAAGAATGGTGTTACGAAAGTAGAACAATATGCCGGACAACATGAGAAATTGCGAGATGCAATGAATGATGTTGCCAATACGGTAGAGTTTATGTTAGATGATAATAGTAGGGGCGATTAGTTCAGAGGTAGAACATTAGAGTTACATTCTAAGTGTCGGGGGTTCGAATCCCTCATTGCCCATATAAATACGTATGGAAAGACTTCTTTGAAGGAAGGATCATATTATAAAAACATGGAAAATATAAAGATTAGGTGTCGTTCCTGTGGAAAGGAGTTGGAAGGACATCCAAGTAAGACAGTTTCTTGTGGTTGTCCAAATATGACAACAGTCCGTGGAGATAAAATTTCAGCAGTTGACTTAGGTCAAGTTGTTATGATGAGTTCGTATTTAAGTAAGAAAAAAAGTATTCTTACCCAAGAGGATCTTGCCTTTCAGGAACAAAGAAAGCAAAGAAAAATACGTAAATTGGATTTTGATGTCCGATAAAAATTGTGAGAATATACTCATATTTTTGGTGGGTGTAGCAATTTGATACTGTAAATAGTATCGTAGACACTTTCTTTCTACCATGCATTCTGAAGAACTTCAAAACTGGGCAACAATCAAAAAAGTTTTTGAGGAAAACGGCACAACAAATAATTACTTTTATGTTCGTGCTTGTGCTATAGTTGGAGGGCAACCAGATCCACTTGATGTGAAAAAAAATGTCTCATCGGATACCTGAGATAATACCAGAACACTTTGCAACTAAAGAAGAAGTTCAGGAGATGATTGATGTCGCCATACGAAAACATAATCGTAATGCTGGAATTATCAGTATGTGTGTTGGTTGGGTTGTTCTCGCACTTTTTGCTGAGGGTTTACTTCGACTTGTCGGAGTAATTCCTCCACTATTACCTTGGTTAAAAATTAATTTGTAGGAAATTTATGAAAGTTGGAATGATTGGTTTGGGTCGTATGGGTGAGGGTATGTCCCGTCGTCTTATCGCATCAGGGCATGAAGTTTGGGGTTATAGAAATAACTACGAAAAAGCATGTGAACAATATGAGGCAGGATATGTAAGTGGTGTTACTACTTCATTAGAATGTCTTGTCCAGGCAGTTAAATCTGACGGTAATGTTTATACCAGTGCTGGTAAAGTTCCTGGTATCTTTCAACTTGTTATTCCAGCAGAACTAGTAGAGGAAACTATCAATGAGTTACTACCACTACTTAGTGATGGAGATATTATTATTGATCATGGCAATTCCAATTTTAAGGATTCAAGGAGGAGGGCACTCCGTCTTGAGAAACTGGGCATCCAGTATATTGACTGTGGTACTAGTGGTGGTGTTTATGGTTTGGACCGTGGATTCTGTCTTATGGTTGGTGGTACAACTCATGCAGTATCCGTCTGCTCTCCAATCTTTAGGGCACTTGCACCTGGCATCGCCTCTGCCCCTCGCACAGACCCAACAAGTAGAGCAACCAGTGCTGAATATGGTTGGTTACATTGTGGACCACCTGGAGCAGGTCACTTTGTAAAGATGGTTCACAACGGAGTTGAGTATGGAATCATGCAAGCATACGCAGAAGGATTTAATATCCTGCATGAAGCAAATGCTGGGGCAAAGTATGTTGCTGAGGGTGATGCTGAGATTGCTCCAATGGATTGTCCAGAAGATTATTGTTATGATATTGATTGCACTGAAGTGGCTGAGTTATGGCGTAGGGGTTCTGTGGTTGGGTCTTGGTTACTCGATCTTACCGCTGATGTACTACGGAACGATGGAGAACTTAGCAAGTTTGATGGGGGAGTATCAGACAGTGGTGAGGGTCGTTGGACTGTTCACGCTGCTGTGGATCTTGGTGTTCCCACTCCTGTCCTTAGTACCGCACTATTTGAAAGATTCAACTCTAGAAGATTAGGTGTATTTTCTAATAAAGTTTTGAATGGTATGCGTTACATGTTTGGAGGTCACAATGTTCGATAGTCCAGAGGAGAAAATTCAATGACTTTAGCAGATGTCTTACTTTTCGGATCACTACCCTTTATATGTGCCACCATTTATTTCGGGTACAGAAAAGGTGAAAATGTCTATTATGAAAGTGACAAATATGACGGAAACGGAACAGCGCACTAAGATGAGGTATGCTTTTGCCATGTCTTCATTTGGTAGAATGTTTACACCTAATAATATTGTATATGAGATGAGAGCATTCTGTAGAGAGTGGTCTGAAAATATTAATGAAATACCACCTGCTAAAGACTTATATAAAGTTGATCGTTATTTCTTAGAACTCTGGAAAAAAAGAAATGAAACCAGTAACTAGTATTTCAGCAACAATTATACTAACCTCGGTCATAGTTTTTGTATCCTGGGGTTTATTAAATGCATATCCATCATGATGTTACAGTTTGCTAGGTTTTGCGGAACAGTATTAAACAATCCATGGGGAGTTGGAATCTTGTCGTGGTGTCTTGTCTTTGTCCCTATTCTTGGTATGTGGGCAGTACATAAACATGGATGGGAACACTGGGAACCATTTGACAGGGGGTACAAGAAGTAGTATAATTACTTTGTTGAGACCAAACTCAACTGCGGTGCTTCCCTTTGGTAGATTTAGAAGTAGCGGCGATAGGAATCTACCATTTAACTGTCAGTATAATTACTGGCATCTTGACTATATAAAGTCAAAACCTTATAATACAAGGGTAAACCAAACAGAACAATGGCACTGACTGAAAAATTCAAAAAGGACATCAGCACTCTTCGTGCTGCTGCCGATGGAGAAATTTTCCTTGATGTAAAGAATCCGAAACTTTTCAAAAAGGTTCGCCGCTTCTATGAAAATAATGGAGTGGTGTTTTCAGGAGAACCACTAGATGATTATGAAATGTTGATGGAACTTATCTACAAAGATCTTGAAGTTGTTGAGGTTGGTTGATGGAAGTTCTTCTAGAACGTGGACCTTTTAGGTTTGTTGAAAAGGGTATCATTGAACTAAATGGTAAACCTGATTATAGATTGCAGGAGCAAGACTACTACAATCGTAGGTGGTTTGATGTTTATCTGTTCGACAATCAAGCACAATGCCTTCTAGCAATGGAAGACGCAGAGTATCCTAAGTGGTTGACGGGTAAACCCTGCTATATCAAAGACTCGGTAAGTCGTATAAACTAGTCCTGGTCGGGATAATCCCAAAGTCACGGATAGACTATAACAGTACTGGTGGAGTCATTAGACCCTATTAAGAGTTTACGACATCTCTCAAATGGCGTTGGTGCGGATGGGTTACTCCCGCTCAGTTTCTTACTTCTGGTTAAAAAGTAAGTGGCGTGCATGACAAG